AACTATGATTAATGAAGATATTATTGCTCAATTAGGATTTACAATATTAGATGATTTAATTGGAGATCCTTCAAACATAGATCCATATGCATATCCAGATCTTGTTAATACTTCTAGAGATTACTGGAAAAAGTATACCGATCGAAATGATATGAATGCATATATTCGAATATTTTCATTATTTGATTTATCATTTTTTAAACAAGTTGAACAAATATTGCCGGCAAGAGCAGATAAAACAGTAGGTGTTTTAGTTCAACCGAATATATTAGAAAGAAGTAGAGATAAAGTATTAACTAGAGTTAGTAAAGAATCGTTGACATTTACCGGTTCGATTGATTTAGACAACGATGAAATTGAAGGAGAAACTAAACAATTAGAACCAATAGTAGATGTACTTCCTCCTATAACTAGTAGCACTTTACAATTAGAGCCAATCATTGATATAGAACATGAATTAATTTCTGGTAGTACAAGACAATTAGAACAAAGTATTGATATATCATTAACTGAATTAACTGGTAGTAGAAATGATTTTACCGGAACATTAGACGCATTTAATCCTGAAGAATATTTGTCTGGTAGTAGAAATGAATATTCGCAAACATTAGACGTATTTAATCCAGAAGGAATTGTTTCTGGAAGTACTAAGCAATTAGAATCTATTATAATACCGGAGGAGATATTTGAAGTAACTGCTTCTTCAAAAGATATTGAAGCAATACTACAAAAAGAACAAAAAATTATTGAAGCAGATAGAAGATCTTATAATAGTGTTATTGACGCAAATAGAAATCCTTTTGAAGGATCTATATATAGTCGACAGTATTTATTATTTAATAAAGAAACAGAACAATATATTACAGGATCTACTCCTTATTGGGAATCAGAAGCAATATCACCATTTATAACATCTAGTAGATTATCAGAGTTTAAACAAATAAGATATGAACTACCTAGATCTGTTTCATATGATGAAATATTCAATGATTCTAGTATTTTTCCATATACAACTATTTTTTGGCAGGAAGGTCAAAGTAGTATATCAACAGCAACTTATGCAGTAGCTTCAGCTTCAATTAATCTTGCTGATGATACTGGATCGCTTCTTCAAAATCAAAATAAAATGCCTGCTATATTTGCAGGAGGAATTTTAACTAAGCAGCAATTTAATAGATCAGATGAGTTTACGGTAACACATGAAGTTGAAACAATGGATACTCAGTTTGGTTCTAGGACTTATGTTGCTGGACTAGTTGCTGAAGACGATGGAGATGATTATGATGATTATCCGACAATGTTAAATGGATTTGGTGGAAGAATGAAATATGGTTTCATGAAGTATACAAATAAGATAAGGGTATTAGCTTACGAAACTAATGGGGGTTTAATTCCATCTGGTTATGTCGATATGTTTACAGTAGAAACTAGTTCAGCTGGTGCATTAAGTAATGGAGGCGATGTAGTAACAGCTATATTTAAAGTGAAGCCAAATGGCGGAGCTAGTGTACAATTTCTTAAAAATGGAGTCGTACCAATAGGTACTGGTGTAACTTCATCATATGATTGGGGGACTCAAGGAACTGAAACAAAATTAGGCTATCAAGTAACTAATGCAGGTCAAGAATCATCGAATCCAGCTGATTGGAATACTGGTAACTTAGTATATGGAATGAAAGAAAGATATTTTAGTGTTTCTGACAAAGTAGCTAAAGATTTTAAAATATTAAAAACTCCTAACATAGAAGAGCAACCTAGAGCTGATGGCATGGGTTTTAGAAATTCAGATCCAACTCCAAATAATCAATGGGATGCTGCAATAATGGGAGAACAAGTATTTGAAAGAGGAGACACTCCTATTTTAAATGTACGAGTAAAGGTTGCTAATATTTCTGGTACGGATGCACCTAGGCCAATATTGGGATGGTATCCAAGTAATACAGTTAATAATAATGGTTTTATAACTAGTACTACTTATTCAACAAACGAATATGCTGTATATATTTCGACTGATGATGTATTTCTTTATCATAAAGGATCTAGTATATATAGTGGTGGAGCAGTACCAGGAGCTGCTGCTTTAAATGTATTAGCTATAAAAGATATTTTAGATATACAAATACAAGTTACATCAGTTGGTGCTTATTTTTGTGTTAAACGAACACCAGAAATTGGAACTACGACTACTATAATAAATTATAATTATATTGATCCTACAGGGCCATTAGAAAATGAATTGAGATTTGGCTCACATTTTTGGAGAAAAGGAAAACTTGCTCATATATTTGAATCAATTAATATTACTACTGGAAAATCATTAAAAGGATTTGAATATAGACCTGCAGAATATCAAGATTATTCACCGCGCGGAATAGCAAATAGTAGATTTGAAGGAACAAAGATATCTAGTCCAGATTTTAATATAAATTCAAAAGACACGCCGGATGGGAAACCAGTTGTGGAAATAACTGAAACAGATGGAACAAAAGTAATAGTAACAAAATCACCAGGAACAGAAGGTAATTTTGAAGTTAGATAATAATTAATGAATTTTTTTATGAACGTAATATTTATATAAAAAGAAAAACATAAAGGGAATATACAATGGGATATTTAGATAATACATCTGTTACGGTAGATGCTATCTTAACAAATAAAGGAAGAGAGCTTTTAGCAAAAGGCGATGGATCCTTTAATATAACACAATTTGCATTAGCAGATGATGAAATAGATTATGATTTATGGAATCCAGATCATCCATTAGGGACTGATTTTTATGGTATAATAATTGAAAATTTACCATTAACGGAAGCTATACCAGATGAAACTCAGGCTATGAAAAGTAGATTATTAACATTAGATAATAATACTACAACAAGAATACCAACGGTACAAGTAGACAAATCATCATTAACATTAAATACAGGCCAAGCTGCTGTTATACAAGCTTCTACGTTTGGTTTAAGTAATGCAAATTCTACATTTGGTTACTCAGCAATATTGTCAGATTCATCTGTAGCATTAATAGCCCCAGTCCCTGGACAAGAAATTACAAGTAATATCCTACCAACCGTTCCTAGTGTGAATCCAAACGCAGAAGCAACTAGTATAGCTTCATTGAGTCAAGGCGGATTTAGAATAGTTGGTAAACAACTAGCAAAAAACAAAACAGCTCAACTTACTATTATAGGTAACGAAACAGGTGGAAGCACTACGGTAACTATACGTGTTAAAGCTGCTAACTTAGCAACTACTCAGAGAGGTTAAAAGGAGTAAATAATGAATAAAATACATAATCTTAAAGAATTACCAAAGCACGGTCAATTATTTAGAAGAAAATCTAAATCTAGATCTAAAGGAAGAAGTAGATTAGGAAGTGGATTAAGAAATATAGGATCTAGAGTAACTAGTTTTGCAAGAGAAAGAGGTGAAGACTTAATTGAAGAAGCAAGAAAAAGATCTGTGAGATTGGATGCTGGTTTAGATAAAGTTGGAGACTTTAGAGATAGATTAGAACGACAAGCAGCTGCGTTTAGAGGAGCTAGATTTGAAAAACCATCAAAAAGTCTTCTTAGAGAATCAGCACCGGTGGATGTTGAAGATCCAATAACTGGTGGCGCTATTGCAGAAGAAACTATAGAATCTATAAAAGCACAAGCAGTTGCAGATTATGTCCAGCAACAAGAAAATTTATCAGCTATAACAAATGGCGGAAAAACTTTTCAAATATTTAACACTGATGACGTAAATGCTGATATAATTGACGCTACTAAAGAAACAGTTACTGCAGGATTATGGAGTGATAATTTATTAGAACTACAAAATTATTTTACTCAATCAATGTCAGCTACTCAACTTCCTTATTATGTTAATGTATTACAAAAAGCAGAGGGAGCCACCGGGTCTGCAATTCAATATGCTGTAGCATATGGTAATAGATTAGGAAGTGGATCATTTACACAAGCAAGTTTAGATGATTCTCCAACTAGAGCAATTTATAGTCAATATGCACAATTATTATTACCAAAAGATCAACAAATATTTTCTGATCCAGGATCTGGAAGTACAGATCAAATTTATGTTGTTAATTTCCAAAGAAATAGAGCTAAAGACAAATTAGATCCAGGAAACTTTGAATTACCAATTATGCCATCAGCTGATAATGCACCGTTAAATGCTACCGGTAGTGCATTAGCCTTTGATAAAACAAAAGGAGTAGGTCCTATCACATTAATTGATGATTCTACTATTGCTTCTGCTTCAAATGAAGATGCAGGAAGAGTTTATAATTTAGTATCCGGAAGTATTGCTCAAGGAGTTTTTAATCCAACTGCACCACATTATTACGGAACAGTATATACTGATCATAGTACAATTGTAGTAAATGGAAATACATTAGACCAATCATTAAATTTCCAAACTAATACTGGATCAAATTCACAAGGTACTAATCATTTAAGATTACATGGAGCAATATCTGCTTCATATGATCCTAGTGTGAACGTAGAAAATGGATTTAAAGCAAGAAACAAAGAAACCGTTTCTAGCACATTCTATTTTGTTAGAGTTAAAAATGGAGACTTTAATTATTCAAATAACCCAACATATGTAACTGGTTCTGAAGGAGATATTGCTGAAGACGAGTTTATAGGAGATCCTAAAGCATATATCACAACAGTTGGTTTATATAATGAGTCTAGAGAATTATTAGCACTTGCAAAATTAAGTAAGCCATTATTAAAGAGTAAAAAGAGAGAATTAAATATTCGAGTTAAATTAGAATATTAATCACTGATTTTATCCCCGTTATATTTATATTAAAAGAATATAGCGGGGTTTTACTATTATGCCAAACATTATTAAAGATCAGAACGGTACTCATCCATTAGTATTTAAAAGGGTTGATGCATCAGAATCTAAAATTCGTGCTATAGAAGTTAATAAACGATTTTTTCTTCCGTCTGGAAGCGAAGCTAATGCTGGTAATCCTTTTGATAAAGAACCAGATTTTATGGCATTATTTGCTAATTATGAGCCTGGACTTCTATCGATAGATCCTAATACCGGAAAAGCTTTTAGATTTTATCAACCAGAAGTTCAAAATGATTTAAAACAAAATGAAAATGGAATGTATGCTTTTAGTATATATAATTCTATTAATCATTTATTTTATAAACATAAAAATAATGCAGCAATAACGAGAGGAACAACAGTTCCAGAAGAATTATCAACAAAAATATTATTTCAATCAGCATCGGTATTTAGTATTCCACAAAAGAAAATGGGATTGAAATGTAAACCAGCTTCTTTCTTTTTTAGTGGTTCTGTTAATTTACATTCTGATAAATATGAAAATATTATAGACTCTAGTATTGATACTCAATATTTTCCACCAGAACCAGTATTTTATGAAGGATTTAATGAATATTTTGATAGAGAGCGAATTACAAAATATGATACTTCTACTTCCGGAATTAATTTTATACCAGGTGTAAGAATTGGTAGTTCTAATTATGGTTTAGCTGCTAAATTTAATGGAGGACAATATTTACAAACATCAGATGTAGATGCTAAATTTGATAGAGATCATGATTATGCAATTTCATTTTGGATTAGTGGTTCTCATGGCGGAGGTGCACAAGATGAATTAATTATAACAAAAACATTGGAACCATGGTTTTTTAGATATCCGTTTAGAGTAGAATTATCAAACAATAATAAAATACAATTCGGAGTATCAGGAAAAAAAGATTTAAAATTAGAAATAGAAAGCACAACAACAATTAACTCTAATAATAAATGGAAACATGTTGTATGTCAAAAAACTGGAAGTACTTTAGAGTTATATATTAGTGGGGTTTCAGAAGCAACAGATCAACAAGATTGGCTAAAATCAACAGATGAATTATCTTTTAAAACAGCTTCTGCAGTCATAAGTAATTCATATCCTATAAAAATAGGAGGATATCAAACAAATAGACGAGATTTAAAAAATAGTGCTCTTGATGAATTACGAATATTTAATCATGCATTAACATTAAATGAAATCAAATCACTTGCAAATAATGATACTACGAATCAAGACGGAGCAAATATATTACAAACTAATCGTGTAGGAAATGCATTTCATAATAATGGATTCTTTGTTATTACTAGTGCAGATCCAAAATACAATAATATATTAAATTCTCCATATACAGCTAGTTATCAAAGTACTGTTAAAGTTTTTGAATTTAGTACTATTTGTAAAATTGATATGGGTGATTTTAATATGACTACAAATTATTCAGCTTTAAAAGATGATAATGAAACATATTTAACTAGAGTTACTTCTAGTGCATTTGAACCATATATCACAACAGTTGGATTATATAATAAACATGCTCAATTATTGGCTGTAGGTAAATTAGCTAATCCATTAAAAAACAGGAATGATGTTGATATGAATATTTTAGTTAGATGTGATTTAGATCAAGATCGATATGTAAAACCAAGAGAAGATAATGAAATTGATTAAACTTCAACATATTATAAAAGAAATATCAGACCAAGAAGCTGACAGATTATTATCTAAAATTAGAAATAAAGAATTTCAATTTTTTAATAGTGGTGATAATGGTAAGGTTTATAGTTTAAATGGCGAAGATTTATTAATGAAAATCACTAATGAACCAGATGAAATAGCTGTTGCAGATACAATAGTAGGACAAATGGAAAAATATAATGCATTTATTCCAGTAGTATATACAGATAATAAAAAAATGTATATCATGAAAAAAGCTGATCAATTATCTAGAGATATGTTAAATAAAATAACATTATTTTATGAAGGTTATAAAAATTATGCTAGGCAACAAGGTATTGAAACTAGTATATTTGATTATTTAAATAATGACGGAGCAAGAGATTTAGATTCTAAATTAGCTAATTTTTTGCGAGCGTTAGAACAACAAGTTAAAGATATGGGTATCGGAGACTTAGATTTATCATTAGACTTTAAACCAGACAATATTATGAATTGGAATGGTAATATAGTAATGATAGATTGGTAAAAAGGAAAAGTTATGAAAAATCATTGGCATTCAAATAATAAACAACGCCAAGCGGCATATAAATATGGTTATCGATCAGGATTAGAATTAAAAGTAGCAGACCAAATTAAGGAAGCAAAATATCCTGTAAAATATGAAACAGAGACATTACAATACGTAGTGCCACAAAAAAATTCAAAATATACACCAGATTTTATTTTTACAAAAAAGAATGGGTCTATAATGTATATAGAAACAAAAGGAAGATGGACTAGTACTGATAGACAAAAAATGAAACATATATTAGCTTCAAATCCTGGAATAGATTTAAGGATGGTATTTCAGAACCCAAATCAAAAAATATCAAAAGGTTCTAAAACAACATATGAAGCTTATGCTAAGAAGTTAGGAATACAACATGTTTCAAAAAAAGATATACCAACTGAATGGTTGCAAGAATGTTGTAAAGAAGGAGAAGATCCTACGATAGTAAATTTTTTTAATTAATTATTGGATCTTTGAAAAATTTTCATTATTTTCTTATTATAATAATATAAAGATGAAATCTTTTAATATAATGTAATTATTATTAAATGATGATTCGTTAGACCATTAATGTAATGTTTGTGTCTAACATATAATATAAAGCCAATACTTTTGATCTTTCAGTTTATTTTCTTATAATAATATTGTATGAAGAATCTTAAATTACTTCAATTATTAGAATCTGTTTTAGGTAAAGGAAAGCCAACATCTGGAAATAATATTGCATTCTTTTCTCCGTTTACTTCTCATTATAAACCTAAACTAGAAATTGATCTAAATACAACTAATGAAGGACAAAATCCATGGCATTGTTGGATATCTGATAAAAAAGGTAGATCAATACATTCTTTATTTAAACAATTAAATTTATCAAAAGACAAATTTGAAAAATTAGG